GCCGTCATTGACGGAGATCTTCCATAGCCCAGCTCAAACGAGCTCTTGGAAAATCTGGGCGCCATATAACAAAATTCATCAAAGCCCGATTCCGACAATACGGCTTTTTCTTCCGGCTCTATATAGATTGACGCGAATGGCTTGTTTTCAGCTGTTGCCTTGGTGATATCACGCTCATCACGCGGATAGACCGCATGGATCAGCGTTAGCTGTTCGTATGGGTTCTCATTCGCCTTTTGCAGTATTTTACTATTGAATTTTTCGTCACCGAATTTTTTGAGCGCAGCCCGTGCCGGCATTTTAAATTTACGAAAGACCGTATCAACCCGCCCCTTGTCATCCTCGGACAGGAAGCACTCTTTGATGTGGCGTGTGCTGAATCTAATCTGCTGTTCGTCATCCTTATCGACAAACATTACAGCGGTGCCAAATGTCACCAGG